TTTTGGGAGATTAAAATATTGATGTAACGTAAAAAATATTGTCGATTCTGCCCACGGGAGGTCATTTCCGTTTCCAAGACAAGATCAAGATATTTATTACCATCTCTTAATATTACATAATATATATATTGAATAACTTAAAAGTTATATAATTTTTTATGCTTATCAATATATAACTAAGCATAATTTCTTTCATCTATTTCCTTCCATGTAGGTGTAGTAAGGTGTTCACCTTTATTAATCCAATATTCAAAAACAGCATCTCTCACATGATTGAAATATAATGGACCATGACCAAAAGCACTTCTAATACAAGCATCACTAGCTTCCAAAGAAATATCTCGAAGTTTAAATTGCCATTCCTTAAAAGTCCAATTCAGTGTATCCTCAACGCTAACTTTATCCAAAGCAGCTAAAAAGATATTAGTTCTAATAGGATGTGGTAAAAAATGGTGTTTTAAAAAAGTAGTACTTTTATTTATTAAAGGTGCATATTCAATCATTTCATCTAGTTTAGATGCATTTTTAACAACAATTTTATATTCGTTAAAGGTATCTGCTATAGTCTTACTGTTAAATAACTCACTAACATTATCGTTAATAGAAATAATAACATCATCACCATAAACAAAAAACACTACATTTTTATAAAAAGAACTAAGTGTAGAATTAACTAAATTTTTATCTAAATTTAATGTTTTCTCAAAATTTTTAATAGTCAACATCCAATTAATACGAATATAAAGACAATTAACCAATGAATTTAAAATAACTGTTAATGGACCACCAGATGGTAAACCACATACTGTTCTGTAAACTAATGAAAAAACAAGATGAACGCTATGAACAACCTCTAAACCTAACATGTATCTAATTTGTTTATTATTCTTATTTACATCACCATTCCAAATGTACCAATCTATTATAATTTCAATAGCTTTTAATGCACACATAGCATTAAGAGAAGGACCATAACCAGAATAATCTAAAGTTACCATCTTGGTCCCATTTTTCTGAAGACGTAATGCTAAATCCGTCCACTCAAAACTATTAACATCTACTCCAACAGCATGCTCTACCTCAAATCTAGTATTTTGATATGAAACAGTAAAATCCATAAAATATTGACGACACTGAATAGTATAATCTAATGGAGAAATTGAAAATATTCTGACTTTCCCTGGTTTA